CTGCGGACGGATCAGGTCAATGTACCCGCCCGGGTTCGCACGCAGGACTTCAGCGGAGACAACCGCGATAGCGGCAATCTTCTTCGGGTCCATCGTCTTGAGCGCCATCGTGCCCTTGGATGCGGGCTTCTGCGCACCTTCAGCGACCCAGCCGGCACCGATCTTACCGGTCACAACCGGGATGGACTGGCCGTTGACGCCAAGCTGAACACGGGGGACAAGCTGCTGAACCACGGAGGTCTTAGCGGCCTGTTCAAAGATAGCTGCCGACTGATCGCGGTTCAGGAAACCGGAAAAGTCGGAGAGCTTGGTAGCGGCGGTAATCGCCATAACAGTCTCCTATTGAGAGGGGCTAGTTCAGCCCAAGTTTGTTTTTGATCGTGCTCAACAGCGGGTCGCCGTTCAGCGCGTGCGCCTCACCCTTCGCACCCTGGGAAGGGTCAGGCTTCGGGGTGCCGGGAGTGTTCAACCGGGCCATCAGAAGGTCAGCCTTCGCAGCAATATCCCCTTCGGTGTCACCGGTCAGGAACTCGACAAGATCCGCCGGCACACCCTTATCAAGGGCGACCTTCGAGCGGACATTCTCGCTACGCAGACGCGCAAGCTCAGCAGCGTTGTCCGCCGCCTCCTTCTGCGCCCGCTCCAGGTCCGACAGTTTGGAGTCCTCAAACTCCTTCAGCCGGGCCGCGAGTTCGGCATTGGTTTTCTCGGCCTGCTTGCGAGCATCGCGCTCAGCCTGCAAAGCCTTCTTCCCGCCGTCCCCAAGTTCCTGGGATTCGGTCGCCTCAACCACGGCCTCAGCGGCAGTCTCAGCATTTGGTTCGGTTACTACTTCCGACATAGTTTGTCCTCCATCGCGGTGGATAAACCCCGAACAGGCATCGCGCCAGCGGGGAGAATAGTGACTCGGCCTAATAGCCGAGAATGTGTTTGCGGTATTCGCGTTCAACACGCGCCGCAACTTCGGGGGTGACCTTCGCGTTCTTCGCGTTCGTGAACGGGTTACGCCCAGCCCTGACCGCATCCCAGTTGGCTCGAGCGTCATAGACCCGCCGTTCAGCAGCGGTCATCGTCGCCCGCGCGTTCGGATCCCTAACGCCAGTCTCACGCGCCTTCAGGACAGCCTCACGAGCGCCAACGCGCGTACCGCCGCGCCCCAATTGACCGAAGCCCTCAGCCTGCCCACGAATGACGCCAGCGGGGTTCTGACCCCCCGGCAGTACGTACCCGTACCGCTCGAGCTCAGCCAGCGTTTCCGCCCGGCCAAGGCCCTTCCCGTAGATCGCCTCCGGTGTGAGCCTCGGGCCATTACGCCCAAAGTTGCCACGCTTTGAAGTTCCCTCAGTCGTGACCAACCCGCCGGGCTTCATGCCACGGCGCGAGTTCACAACCTGGAAGATGTCAGAGCCGTCACGGATAGCCTGCGCCCCAGCCTTGCCATAGGCCCGGTCCTGCTCGAGCGCCGGCAGAGACTTGAAATACTCGTAAGGGTCATGGACAAGGCCCTCAGTGTTCGCCGCGGCAACACTCGTAGTCTGCACATGCACACAGTCACACTTAGGATGCCGCTGAAACCCGTTGTTCCAGCGGTAGAAGCGACCAGCCAGGATCGAACACCTCGAGCACGACGGCGGATTCAACATCCGCACATAGCCGACGTTCCGGCGCGTTGCCGTGTCAACACCAGCCGCAGCGCGGCCAGCGTCGCCGATGGTGGTTTGCGTAGCCATCTCGAGGAACGCGCCACCCTTTCGGACAGCAACGCCGGGCTCCATGCCACCAGCAATCAGACCCTTAGTGTGCGGAACCGCCGCATACAGTAGACCCTCGAGCGAACGGCCGTCAGAAGCAAACCCCGCAAAAGCCTTCACATTCACGAAGTGCTGCGGCGCCTCATACAAGCCCTGCGCCGCCAACGTGGCAGCACCATATGACGCGCCGGCAGCAGCAGCGGACTCCTGCACTAGAGACACAGCAGCCGCCAGCTCGGGAAGCGCGTTGAACCACGAATTGGTCAAGTCCCCAGGATCAACACCGGACCACGCGCGGCGAGCAGCTAGCACGGCTACAGCTTGCAAACGCTGCATCTTCCGGTAGTGCTCTACGGTCGGCAGCGGGATCATCAGATAACCCCGCTAACGTCCTTCTGCAACGAATCCATAGACAGGCGCGACTCATCAGCACGGTAGGCCTTGTCGCGGTCCTTCTTCGCCTGCGACCAGCCCATTTCGTCCTGTACCGACTCGCGGGCAATAACGCCCGTGCCGTTCGCGTACAGTTTCGTGAGCGCGTCAGCCTTCTGCGCGAACGTCGGCGTGCCGGCGTCGAACCATTCAGTCTTGATCTGGTTAGCCATCGGCCAGTCGCCCGTGCGGAACCGTTCGGCGATGCCCTGGACCCACGCCCAACCATCACCCCAGTTAGACGCCTTACCCTCAGCGTTTAGCACCAGGCGCGACTCGTCAGCGCGGATAGCACCCTCAGCCGCCGGGTTCACCGACGTCTGCCCCAGGTAGCGGGTAGGAAGGCCGGTCACGCTGGACACCATCTGCCCGTAATGGTTGATCGTGTCGTGGAAGTTCTTCAGATCCGACGCAGAGAACTGGCCGACCTTCGCCGTTTCCTTCTGGTTCGCCCAGATCGCCGAATAGTACGACTGCCACGCAGGGATCGGGGCGCCGGCAGCATCCACAAAGTCGCCCTTGGACATGCCAAGAACCCACTTCTGAGGAACCGCGTGAGTCTCCAACGCAATCTGAAGATTCGTGATCGCCCGAGCCGCCGAATCAACCAGCGGCATAACGTCCTTCATCTCCGAAACACCCAACCAGTCACCCGTACGGCGACGATTCAGGAACATCACAATCGGCACACGCCCAAGATTGTGGTTGTCGCGTTCAGTCTCGACCCACGAACCGCCGTTTTTCTCCAACCAGACCGTGCTGTTGGCCTCGTACAGGGTCGCGTACTTCGGCGTCGGGTCTTCCTTCGTCCCACCATAAACACGCAGCGCAGAACTAATCCTGCGGGTCCGCGGATCCACCACAGCAGTCATCTCACGCGGAGACTCAACAGTGATAAGCGGGTGTTCCTTGTCCTCCGCGATACTACCGATGCACACAAACCCACGCCCATAAATCAGCGTGTCCTTATGCAGCAACGCAGACTCAGAATCAAGGTTGTTCGCAGCCCAATGCTCACGCAAAACACCCGAAGACACGTTCTCGCCAGGAAGAATGAAATCCTTCACCCGCAACCGCTGCTCAACCGAATCAACAGCAACCCGCGACCAGTTAATAACCGTCTCAAACTTCCGCAACTCAGGCGGCACAGCAAGACCGATATGCTCCAACACCTGCGAGCCCTCGTAATACTTACCAAGGCGCTCATCATCACGACCAAGCGTGTCCAACTGCATATTCAGCTTCTGGACAAGGGCCGACTGTTCTGTACTCAACGCCACAACGGCCCCAATCTATTTACCGAAACACGAACATGCGATTATCTGGTTCTTCGTCAGTCCACCCGGCTTCGCGGGCGTCAGACGCAGCCGTATGCGCGAGGATCCGCGCCATTACGGCATCAATCTTTTGGTGGTCAGCAGGCTTGATTAGTACGTACTGCTGAGCGGCCTTAGCAGCCTTACGAGCATTCGCCATGTGAATAGCGGTGATCGGGCACCCGTCATGCGTGATGCGCTTCGTGGACAGGTCAATTTCGAACCGCTTTATCTCGGCGTACATCGCCTTGATGCGGTTAGTGGGCCACTCGAAAACGTGTTCCTCGCCGTGGAGCAAAGCCCAATCGCCGATTTCGGAGTACCAATCTTCCGGGTCAGCGTAAAAACGGGCGACCTTGAAGCGAGTGAACAGCTCGTCAACCGCCGCATGAACTTCGCCGCGGGGGATTTCCTCGCCCCACTCAGCAGGGTTCCAAATCGTCGGGCGCTTATCCGGGCCGTACCGCGGCGTGAAGGTGAACCCGTCAATCGTTTCTGCCTGAATCGCGGTCCAGTCATTGTTAAGACTGCCGTCGAAGCCCAGGCAAATCTTTGTCCCGTCAGGCGGATTCGGTAGCCACTCCTGCATACGCGGCATCCCACATCCCATCCTTCAACCAAGCACCAGAACCCGAAACCAGGCGATTACCGAAGAACCGCTCAGCCTGCGCGCGGTCCGTCTCCATAAGCTCCGAAGCCTCAGCCTCAATCGACGCAAGATCAACCCAAGGTGACCCCTCATAAACGAACTTATGAATCTGCGCCCGGTCACGCTTATTGCCATACGACAAATGCGCCGGCGGCTGCCGGAAGAACTTGAAAATATCCTGCGACTGAGACTCAAACGTCCGTTGCGCCGTACTATTCTCCGAAGGATCCCAAGCGTTAGACGTCTCAATGGTCCGGCCACCCATACCAGCAGCACCACGGCGCTGCGTCTCGGCAACCTTCACCATCTTGTTCGTCTTCGTATACAGCCCAGACTCATCCTGGAACGCAAACGAAATCGGGTTACCAAGCTTCGACTGCGCGTTAGAAGTAACGGCGTCGATGCGGTCCATGTCCTCATTGCCAGCCTCGCCGACAATGCGAATGAAATCCTCACGGATCAGCAGCAAATCAGACAACGGACCCAGCCGGATCATCGCCTTCAAAGGACGCAGGATGTTATCAACCTGATCCTCAGACGTAGCCGTCAACTGAATCAGCGGGGACGGATGACGAATGCCCTTAGCCTCGCCCGGCAGATAGTCATAAGACCACCCGCAGCCACAGCCATTAGCGGAGCACTCGTAAACGTCACCATCAACAGCCCAGCCGTTGAAAATCGTCGGCCCGACAGCCTCACCAGTAGAAACGGCAGCAGCCCAAGGGCCCTTGCCCGTCTTCTGCGGCGCAACCACCTGCGAACGCCGATAGACGAACGCCTGGTTTAGCAGAGGCTTCTCGGGATCCCAGACAGCATCAGGGCGGATCCGATAATGGTTCGCCGTGCACCAAAACTGCCAATCAGACTGACGAAACGCCGCGCCGCGCGTAAACCCATCAGGCACACGGCAATGCTGCTCATACCAGGCATCCAACAAGTCGCCAAGCGTCGGGAAATCAACAAGAAACCCGTTAGCTTCCACCAGAAACAGCCCTCAGACGGCGCTTAGGCACATCCTGAGACGTAGCGGCAGGCTTGTCATCCCTCTTAGCCTGAACCTCATCAGCAGCAAGCGCCCAGCCGTTCTCTTTCATCCCGGCAGGAGTCAACCCGATCTGATCAGCGAACCTATGGACATGCCCCAGCAGCGCCGCCGACGCCTCTGGATCCTCAACGCGTACAGATACGCGCACCCAATGGGCGACCGTATACCAGCGCCACGGCTCAACGAACCATGCCGCCGCCTGCGGAGTCCGCCAAACTTTACCCCACAGCTCAACCTCACGGTCTGACGCTTGGGGAAGTGGAAAATCTGGGATATCCCCAGTAAAGCCCTCTCGGGGGAGGGCCTGAAAACTCAGACCGCGACCGTCCGACCGCCCCGACCTCGGATCAACCGGAGGCCCAGACCTATTGCGCGCGCCACCACGAGCCATCCTGACCTCCTCGGTCACATCGTTGAATCAAGGGGTTGACAAAGCCGACCCGCGAAGTTCTGAACCCTCCGCGCGGGTCAGAACCCTCACCGGCGGTGTTTTGCATGGGCCCCCTTCGGCACCCTCCCCTGGGTCGGGTCAGGCGGCTTGAGGCAGTCCAACCTCGTTCAACAGCGGGTGCTCAGGTGCGGCTTGAGCGAGCGCCGCTTCGAGGTCTTGTATGCGTGTGATGTAGTAGTTGCGTTGCATCATCTCCGCGGTGTTCTCTCGGAAGCTGATGGGTTGCAAGTGGTCAGGGTTGACGCACATAGAGTTGGCGCACATGTGGTGCGCTGCCTGCTTGCCGAGCGACTTGCCGAGCTTGGCTTCAAGTGCAACGCGGTGCATGCGGTATAGCTTGACCTTGCCAGTCTTGAGTGTCATGGCAAAGGTGGGGTATCCATCCTTGCCCCGCTTTAGCCACACCCAGCAGCCCTCATCGTTGGCTACTGTGTGTGCCTTGACTGCGGGCAGTATCCCGACGCCGTCTTCGATAGCCGCGCGCAAGCTACTGCGCTGGGCCCTGCCCCTCTCAGCAACCGTCATGGTCACCTTGGGTGCAATCCATGCGCTTGCCTTGCCATTCCACCTAGCCCAGTGATCAGCAGGCAGGATGCAGTATGGAGTCTTGAGCCACTGCCTGCATTGGTCCGAGCAGACAGGACGTCTCGCCTTGGCTCCGCCTGAGTTCTTCATGACCTCAGTGCCGCACCATGCGCATGCCATCAGCTTCTTTGCGTGGCGGCTGGGTGCGTGTTCTTGGTTGTAGTGCGATGCGCACAGCCCTCGGGCTCGGTGTGCGCGGTCGCAGTTGTCTTTGGTGCAGGTCTTCATTGTTCCCCCAAGGAATGCGTAAGGCCCGGCACTTGGGGTACCGGGCCTTACTGACTGCGGGTAATTAGTCCGCAGGTTCTTTTGTGTTCAGTCATTAGTGTGTGATCGCCTGCCGGCGTCGCTGAGGTTGCAGAATTGATGCTCAGGGCCGGTCCACGCGGTGCGGTCTGCTGTGTGCCCGAGGTGCCAGGTGGTGCCGGGCTTGATTAGATCAGGACACTTGGCGCATACGACATTGCCTGACGCCACTCGTGATACCCATGCTCGGCGCAACGCACGATGCTCGGGACCGTAGCCCCTTGACTCTCGACTGCCTCTTGCCTTCTCAGCTTCGGCTTGGTGCGTGGTGCAGTAGCTACCTGCTGTTGGTGTAGGGCATCCAGCCTTGGCGCATATCTTCTTAGCCCTTGCCATTAGATGGCGCGTGTTGGTGCGCGGAACGTTAGCTCTACCAGCTCATCGCTTAGCGCACTGCCGCGCACTTCATGCAGCCTTGGGGTGCCGCTGACTACACGCTTGCGTTGCAGGGCCATTGTGTTCATGGTCGCTTCTGCTTCGCGGATGCATTCTTGTACGTGGTCTGGGTTGGCTTTGAGGTTGGCGGCTATGGCTTTGGTGACGAGGATGGTTGCTGCTATCTCCATGCTGTCCCCTTTCCTAAGTCTTGCCAGCCATTAGGTCTGTGCACGTCGCTAATGGCCGGCGTTGTGACGGTCTACCCGCCGTCACGCGGGAGTTAGTGTGGCTGCCTGCTTCTCAGCGGTAGCCGTGCCCGTGTCGCTGGGCTGCGAGATGTAGCCACCTAACCTTTCGGTCGTTTGCTTTATCTGTTCCCCTGCTTTCACCAGGATCCTTTATCGACTGATTGTCAGTAATCAGTCATCATCCGTTAAGTCGTTCAACGCCCCGCAACCACAGCCGCATTGGAGCCAGCGTTGCGCGACGTTCTCGCGGTGCCGTTCAGCCCTCGCCTCAAACCACTCGATGACCGCCTGATAGAGCCTCATGCGCTGAGGATCGTCAGCGAGGACAGGTCGAAGCCGTCTTCGGTGATGTCGAAGACCATGAGCCCGGGGTCACTGTCGCGGCCTTGGGTTTGGCGGAACCAGTCGGAACCGTTGTCGAGGGTTGGCGCTCCGAGGCAGTAGCGT